TGCACTGCAGTTCATGTCGTTGGCCAGCGCCCATACCGGTTTTATGTCTCGCACACGGGCGATGATGTCAGCACAGTCAAATGCTCCCGCCACCATCCCGCCCGGTGTGTCCATATCCAGCAGAATGCCGTCCACCATCGGATCGCTGGCAGCCTGTTGCAGACGGGCGATAATGCCGTTGTAACCGGTCATTCCCGAATACGGCTGCAGCGCCCGCGTCCGGCTGACCAGCGTACCGGACACCGGCAGCACGGCGATGCCGTTCATGACCTGATAACTGCGGGCCTGTCGTGGTCCGTCATCATCACCGGATAACGCCAGCGCCGCGGGTGCCTCTCCGGCAGTCAGGCTGTCGCCGGATACTGCATCCGTCAGGCGGCTGATCCCAAACTGGCCTGCAAGCGCACAAAAGAAAACCCGCGCATAGGCGGGTTCAAGCATCAGCGGCTCATTAAAAGCCATGCTGGCAATATGCGGGAGATTACGCAGCTCTGCTGTCACTCTTCTCCTCCTCTGTTGATTGTCGCAGTCCAGATTCAAATGCCGCAGCCGCCCAGGCGGGCGGTTTAAGACCGGCTGCACGGCGCTCCATCGTTTCACGGACCTGCTGGGCAAAAATTTCCTGATAGTCGTCACCGCGTTTCGCGCACTCTTTCTCGTAGGTGCTCAGTCCGGCTTCTATCAGCATCACCGCTTCCTGAACTTCTTTCAGACCATCGATGGCCATACGACCGGAGCCTATCCAGTCGCAGTTCCCCCAGGCACTGCGGGCTTCCTGAAAGCTGAAGCGCGCTTTTGAAGGTAACGTCACCACGCGGCGAACGATGGCCTCTTCAAGCCAGCACAGAAACATCTGGCTCGCCTGACGGGATGCGACGAATTTTCGCCGCCCCATAAAGTACGCCCACGACTCGTTCGCACTGGCCCGTGCCGTGGAGTAGCTCATCTGGGCGTAATTCCGGGAAAGCTGCTCATACGAGACACCCAGCCCGGCAGCGATATACCGCAACAGTGACTGCTCAAACACGGAGTAGCCGTTATCCGTATCCTGAGCCGTCTGCAGGTTCAGTGAGTCCCCCGGCATCAGGTGCGGCACTTTTGCGCCTCCCAGACGGACCGGTGCTGCGGCGTAATACGCGGCAATTTCACCAATCCAGCCCGTCAGCCTTTCCCGCTGCTCCTGACTGTTCGCGCCCAGAATAAAATCCATCGCTGACTGCGTATCCAGCTCACTTTCAATGGTGGCGGCATACATCGCCTTCACAATGGCGCTCTGCAGCTGCGTGTTCTGCAGCGTGTCGAGCATCTTCATCTGCTCCATTACGCTGTAAAACACATTTGCACCGCGGGTCTGCCCGTCCTCCACGGGTTCAAAAACGTGAATGAACGAGGCGCGCCCGCCGGGTAACTCACGGGGTATCCATGTCCATTTCTGCGGCATCCAGCCAGGATACCCGTCCTCGCTGACGTAATATCCCAGCGCCGCACCGCTGTCATTAATCTGCACACCGGCACGGCAGTTCCGGCTGTCGCCGGTATTGTTCGGGTTGCTGATGCGCTTCGGGCTGACCATCCGGAACTGTGTCCGGAAAAGCCGCGACGGACTGGTATCCCAGGTGGCCTGAACGAACAGTTCACCGTTAAAGGCGTGCATGGCCACACCTTCCCGAATCATCATGGTAAACGTGCGTTTTCGCTCAACGTCAATGCAGCAGCAGTCATCCTCGGCAAACTCTTTCCATGCCGCTTCAACCTCGCGGGAAAAGGCACGGGCTTCTTCCTCCCCGATGCCCAGATAGCGCCAGCTTGGGCGATGACTGAGCCGGAAAAAAGACCCGACGATATGATCCTGATGCAACTGGATGGCGTTGGCGGCATAGCCGTTATTGCGTACCAGATCGTCTGCGCGGGCATTGCCACGGGTAAAGTTGGGCAGCAGGGCTGCATCCACACTTTCACCCGGTGGATTCCACGCCCGCAACTGCCCACCAAATCCGCTGCCACCGCCGTGATAACCGGCATATTCACGCAGCGATGTCATGCCGTCCGGCCCCAGAAGGGTGGGAATGGTGGACGTTTTCATACATAAAATCCTGCAGGTCCCCTGCGTCGCTGTGTCATGCCGGTCTGCACTTCCAGCTCCGCAATGTATTTTTTCAGGTCAGACACGGAAGTGGCCGTAAACTCCACTCTCCGTCCGTCTTTCTGTACCGTTGCCACCCGTTTTCCTGTCATCAGGTCATGCAGTGCCGCACGGGCAGCGGCAAGTTCTTCCTGTCGCGTCATTCATCCTCTCCGGATAAGGCACGGGCGTAATCTGCCAGTGTTTTCTTGTTGGTTGCTGCACCATCCTCTTCCTGCAGGCTCGCCAGCAGTGCACTGAGATCCAGCTGCCAGCGGGAAATACTGATGCGCAGCGCCGCCAGCGCATAAACGAAGCAGTCGAGCGCCTCATTGCGTCGCTTTTTGCTGTCCCACAGTATTTTTTTCCTGCCATCCACCCATTTTTCGACCTGCTCTTCAGCAGTCAGCTGCTGCGCTTCGGTCAGATCAAAAATATCCGGGTTATTCGGGAAGTGAACGGCACCGGGAAGCGGTTCATCCCCTTCCGGCGTCAGTGTGAAGCGGTTATAAATCTGCTCTTTCGCGGTATCCGTACCGATTTCGGTAAGGTAAACCCCGTTTTTGTTTCGCTTACGTGGCATGCTGGCCACCGGCTTTCCGTAGACGGATGCCCCTTTAATGGGGATCACCCGGAACAGCCCATGTTTTTTCGAGCGTTCATACACAATGGTCGGGTCAATCCCGCCAGTATCCCAGCAGATACGGGATATCGACATTTCTGCACCATTCCGGCGGGTATAGGTTTTATTGATGGCCTCATCCACACGCAGCAGCGTCTGTTCATCGTCGTGGCGGCCCATAATAATCTGCCGGTCAATCAGCCAGCTTTCCTCACCCGGCCCCCATCCCCATACGCGCATTTCGTAGCGGTCCAGCTGGGAGTCGATACCGGCGGTCAGGTAAGCCACACGGTCAGGAACGGGCGCTGAATAATGCTCTTTCCGCTCTGCCATCACTTCAGCATCCGGACGTTCGCCAATTTTCGCCTCCCACGTCTCACCGAGCGTGGTGTTTACGAAGGTTTTACGTTTTCCCGTATCCCCTTTCGTTTTCATCCAGTCTTTGACAATCTGCACCCAGGTGGTGAACGGGCTGTACGCTGTCCAGATGTGAAAGGTCACACTGTCAGGTGGCTCAATCTCTTCACCGGATGACGAAAACCAGAGAATGCCATCACGGGTCCAGATCCCGGTCTTTTCGCAGATATAACGGGCATCAGTAAAGTCCAGCTCCTGCTGGCGGATGACGCAGGCATTATGCTCGCAGAGATAAAACACGCTGGAGGGGTCATCCGGCGTCCATTTGAGGCCAAACGGCGTCTCTTTGTCGCCAAATTTAAGATACTGCTCCTCCCCGCAGTGCGGGCAGGCAACATGAAAACGCATAAAATGCGGGGATTCACTGGCTGCACGCTCAATCTGACAGGTGCCTCTCACTTTTGGCGTGGAGCCACGGATGGACTTTGGCCAGACCGAGCCTTCAATACGCTTGTCACCCAGGAACGTCGGAGAGCCTTCCTGTTCAATATCCTCATCAAAGGCAGCAAGTTCATCATAACCCGCCACATCCACTGACTTTTCACGGTAGTTTTTTGCCGCTTTACCGCCCAGGCACCAGAAGCCACGACCATTGGAAAAACGCTTCATAGTGAGCGTGTTATCCCGGTGCTTTTTGCCATACCACGGAGCCAGCGCCAGCAGCGACGGAATATCGCGGATGGTCGGCTCAACGTGGGTTTTCATAAAGTTCTCGGCATCACCATCCGTCGGCAACCAGATAAGGGTGTTGCGCTGCTTATGCTCTATAAAGTAGGCATAAACACCCAGCAGCATTTTGGAATAACCGACACGGGCAGACTTCACCACATTCACCTCACGGATGTAGTCGCTGCCCATCGCATTCATGATGGCCCGCTGAAAGGGCAGTGTTTCCCAGCGCCCTTCCTGGTATGCGGATTCTTTCGGGAGATAGTAATTAGCATCCGCCCATTCAACGGCGGTCTGTGGCTCCGGCCTGAACAGTGAGCGAAGCCCGGCGCGGACAAAATGCCGCAGCCTGTTAACCTGACTGTTCGATATATTCACTCAGCAACCCCGGTATCAGTTCATCCAGCGCGGCTGCTTTGTTCATGGCTTTGATGATATCCCGTTTCAGGAAATCAACATGTCGGTTTTCCAGTTCCGGAAAACGCCGCTGTACCGAGAGAGGGATCCCGTCAAGAATACTGGCAATTTCACCTGCGATCCGTGACAGCACGAAAGTACAGAATGCGGTTTCCACCACCTCTGCGGAGTCTCTGGCATTCTTCAGCTCCTGTGCGTCGGCCTGCGCACGCGTAAGTCGATGGCGTTCGTACTCAATAGTCCCAGGCTGGAGATCTGCCTCACTGGCAGCCCTGTAATCCTCAACCTCTTTACGGAGTTTTTCATTTTCGATATCAGCTTCCCTCTGCGCATACCACTGAATTGCCATGGCGGTATCAAATACAGATTCAACGCCCTTACCACCTCCGGAGACGCAAGGGAGTCCCTGAGACTGCCAGCGTTCAATCGTTCGCGGATCCACGTTGAAAATTTCGGCAAGTTTCTTTTTATTAACCTTCATGAAACAGTCTCACAATAAATACAGGGGCCGACATGAAAGTGCCCGAAAATGACTTTTTTAGGCGTTTTCATGTCGGACCTTTTACGGATTCGATATTAGAAAAAACAAATAGTTATGTTCGAGAAGTACCGACATGATTTTCCCCGGAAAATTTTCATAAATAGCGAAAACCCGCGAGGTCGCCGCCCCGTAACGGCCCGGATCGCCGGAAAGGACCCGCAAAAATGATAATGGTTATCATTTTCAATGTAGTCCGGTTTCTTCCACCATCGCACCGGACAGGCGACTATGAGGGGACAACGCCGCGCTCCGTTAACGCGGTAAACCCCGGTGTGTATCGTTTTTGATTATCCCCGCACACTCGCGCAGAGGAGTCTCCCGGTCGGGCTGCGGTCTCTGTTAATGCGGGGATACGGCGACAATACCGCGCATCAGCAAAACTTATTTCAGGCACTGAGTGCGGATATATTCCTGCGCCACTTCCAGCTGCTTCTGCATCAGCATCAACCGCTCTCTGAGAGTGAAATAATCCCGTTCAGCGGTGTCTGCCAGTCGGGGGCCGGTTGCATTATCCACGCCGGAGGTGGTGGGGGCTTCACGCACGGTACCGGGGCAGGTGGCGTTGATCCGCAGGCGCTTACGACCAGCGGCAACGTCAGCGCGCAGAGTTTCATTTTCAGCTCTCGCATCGGCTAATTCCCTCGAGTATCTGGCATCAAGTGCAGCAACATCACGCTGGCGCTGCTGCATATCAGTAATGGTTGCATTTGCCTGCTCCAGCTCACTGACTTTTTTATCGCGCTGCTCTTTGTAGGTTATGGCGTTATCACGGTAATGATTCAGCCCCAGACTAAGCGCACCACAGGCCACCAGCAGGGCAATGATGACCACGCACAGTACGCGGTTCATTTCACCACCAGCGTATCTGACCGATGAAATAACCGGAGGCCATAATCACAAACACCAGCCAGATAAGAATGAACTTCCAGGTGGATAATTTTTCAGCCATCACTCGAATCTCCCGAATCAGTTTGCTAAAATCAAACACACTTTCTCCTTTGACTTTTCCAGAGTCAGGAAACACAAAACCCCGCTTGCAGCCAACAAACGGGGTTTTTACTTTTATTCACTTACATTTTGCCAGTTCGCAGGATTTCGTGTTATCCGTCCGCCTTGGCCAACGTCATTGATTAGCAAAATATTCTGCTTATCTGTCGATTCCCCAGCACGCCAGCGCGCTCTCCTGGTCACGACGGGATACCTGACCGTAACAGTTATTTGAGCGAATACGGCAGTCTCTGCCACCGTCCTTAATCCACCAGCGAATCGCCTCACACGCTCCCCTGCGATCACCTGCATTAATTCGTTTATAAAACGTCGACGGAAAACACTTACCGGGGCCAATGTTGTACGGACAGAATGACGCGATCCCCGCTTTCTGGGGTTCACTCAATGGCACTCTGATGTTTTTCTCCACCCATGCCAGCGCCTTATCACGCTCAATGGCGTTAACCCGGTCGCATTTTTCCTTCGACAACTTCATGCCCGGAACGACAGGTTTGCCATCCACCAGGATGGCACCGCGGCAGATGGTCCAGATACCCGCGCCATCACGGTATGCCGTGGTGTGGTTACCTTCCTTTTCATCCAGAAACTGGTCGAGGATTTCAGGCGCAGGCGCACCTGCGGCAATCAGCGCCAGAACGGCAGCCGACAGGCCGTATTTGATTTTGGTGTTCATGGATATTTATCAGGGTTTATCGATTTCAAATCCCTGGATATGTTAAGTCTTCAGGCCAGCGGTGGAGTCTTCAGAGAACCAGTAATTATTCCCGGTAGTTTTCCTCTGTAGGTTATCAACACATCCTGCGCCTCTAAAATTACGGGGCGCTTTTCCGGCAACGGACCATCCCCTTCACATAACCCGGCAGCAACATCCATGAAAAACTGCTTCGCCTGCTTTTTCGCCTCAGCTTCGTAAAACTCCAGCGTGGCATCTTCAGTACGGTCAAGACTAATCGCCACATCTGGCAACAACAGTGACGGATACCCACCAATTTCCAGTGCCACAGTAACAGTAATCTTATTCGGGTAATTATTTATCCCTTTAACAACCAGTTCGTATTTTTTCTTCATCGCTTTACTCTCCCCGCGCCGCCTTACGACGGTCCTCTCTGATTTTGAAATACAGGTTAGTCAGATATGTCAGCAACCCAAACAGCAGACTCCCCAGCACGCCTATTGCCGCCCACTGAGACGGGGAAACCCTGTCCAGCAACTGCAGGAACCAGTAGCCCGTTCCCACCGCTGACGTGGTGTATGACACACCTGTTGTGATTTTTTCCATCTGGTACATACCCCGTCTCCCGTTATCCGGAAGCTGACAACAATAAAAAAAGCCACCAGTTAAGTACTGATGGCTCTGATAACTCATGCAGGCATCTCAGACGACCCACTGACACTACCGGTGAGTTTAACGATACCTTCCATTTGACTGGCTCACTTTTTATGATGATGCCGGTGCATTTATCTCCAGCACCAGACTTTCTATCTCAACGCCATACGCTGCATTTTTGGTAATATCCGTCAGCGTCAGCGCATTCAGCCCCAGTGTCAGACTGTCTTTTATGACCTGGAATGCCGGGCCAGCCACTCCATTCAGTTTCGGAGTAACCGTGGCACTGCCGGCGGTGAACACCAGCTCCAGCGTCTGCCAGTCGTTACTGTAATTCCCGAACTCGCCCAACTTTGTGTTTCCTGCTTTCCTGTGATGCATCAGATTCAGTTTGCCGTCTGTGGTCTGGGTGAAGAACGACATCAGGAACGGGTTACCAGTCCCGGTCATCGCCACGACGTCAGGTAACGCTACATCGGTATACAGATAAATTCCCAGACCGAACTGGTTGTTGGTCAGTGCGCCTGACAGTCGAAACTTACAGCTCAGTCTGCCACCCCGTGTCAGCAGGGAGACTGCGTCATCCACCGGATGCATCAGGGACCAGGTTTTATTGCTCTGCTTGGTAACCTTAAACACACCATCTTCCAGCGCAACACTGCCGCCGGTGATGGTCCAGCCCTGCGCAGCAGCCTCTCCGGCTGTCGGCAGCAGGGAGACTGTACGAACGGATGTGTCACCATCAGACGGCCCCGATGGAGTGTCGCCGCCGGGCGAGGGTTTGATTTCCGGTGCCTTACCACTAATGAAGGCTAAGGTGCGACCGGCTACGTTCAGAATAGCAGTTGCCATACGATCGGGAATAATGCCACGACGCGCCCATGAGCTGAAATGCGTCGGGCGATTTGATGATACCCAATTACCATTACTACGGGATTGCGCGCCGTAATAACCTGCATCAGCAATATCCGGGTCTTCTGCCGGTAAGTTGGTGGGCGTGTTGTTGCCGTTACCGTCGGTCATGAACGGCACAAAGAAAACGTTGTCGCTCTCCCTGTTTTTGTACGCGCCGTAGACGGAGTCATACTGTGTGCCGTATGTGTTTTTCCAGTAATACGTCGTGTCGCCACAAATCCACGGTACAACTGCAGCACTGCCGCCATGGCACTGCGCGTTAAATCCGGAAAGGTCAGTACGGAACTGCTTCAGCATGGCCGTGAACAGGTCCGGTTGCTGTGCGTAGGTGGCAGCGCTCATGTCAAATTCGCCCTGCATCCAGCACACCGCCAGCAACACATTTTTCGGGTTCCTCTGTAATGCCGCTTTGGTGCGTGCGATCAGGTCCTGATATAACGGTTTACCCACACCCCAGCGTGCCGAATCCTGGCTGGCCCCCGTGTCCGCACTGAATGTCCCCTCCGCGCCCTGGGTGAATGCCGAACCACCACGACAGCATGGTACCAGCAGGATCCCCGCGTTATTCGGGATATACGGAAGCAGTTTTTTGGCAATATGTAAGCCCTGGCCGACACAGCCGTACTGCCCTTTGCTCAGGTCTGCCTTCGGATGATTCAGTGCGCTCATATCCTGAACATCATGCAGGCAGTGGTCTGCCGGAATGATGTCGTTAAATGCGCATGCTTTACCACCGGGAGTCACTGTGTTGCGACGGGCCAGTTGCTTAATGCGTGGGTGGGGCGCATCGTAAGAATCCGGAAGCGGAAGCCCTTCACCGTAAGCCATGGCATTGGATTGCCCGGCCAGTACGATGACGTAGTACCACTCCGGCTCAGTTGCACCACTGACGACCACATCACCTTCTGCTGCAATCGCCTGCATCAGGGTATAAGGGGTTATGGCCACCGGACTACCAAACGGCTGCCAGCCCTCTTTCAGTTTATGTGTCAGCTTTTCCGCAAGATCTGACGGCGACGCCGCCCTGACAACATCATAGTGTTTAAATGCCATGGTTCTTTCCACCATCTGAAAAATGATTCTTTAAAATACCTGACATGTAATACAGAAAAAACACAAAACCATACCTTAAATAAAAACCTCATCATCAAGCAGATATGCATGGATAAACTACAAGACGAGATATAAACCACCCTGCATTTAAATAAACAATAAACAACATCAGAAAAATAATTCTGCTCTATGGTTTACAATCAAAAATATCATTTATACTTTTCAGAACATCACCAGCAAGGCATAAACAAGGAAACTAAATGAAGTGGATTGTGATTGATACAGTTATCCAGCCATCATGCGGAATATCTTTTTCAGTCATATGGAGTAAAATAAAATTAATAATCTGGTATCAATCGGATGCTTTCTTACCTCCTGAAAGTATATTTACACTGACTCACACAGGCATCATGCTCAATAACAAAGTGCTACCTGTAACCATTTACAACGTAGTACCATTCAATAAAACATTCTGGAATTTAATCAAAAACAGCCAGGAATGCCCTACAAATACAGATAACGTATTGAATGAATGCTTTAATAACCGTTGCACTCTGCAAATATGTCCTTATGGGCTAAAACAACAAAGTCCATAAGCAGTTTACTCACATCTGACAAAATCAATATAAACAGCCCCTCCGGAGAGGGGCTGGAGAGTGGCGCTATGTGCCATTGCATGGTGCCGGGTGCCTCCCGGTGAATTCAGTACCAGCACCTGAATCCGCGATTATCCCATATACCTACTCGCTGATTGCCCCTCCGCACAGGGGGATTCACCATGCCAGTTTCTTTTAACAAACTCCCCGCCAACCAGACAACAGTCAACCGTCTGAATTGTGAGACATTTAAAAAAAAGGCCCGCAAAAGCGAGCCAGGGAAAATAAGTGTGGCGCGTTGTACTGGATTCGAACCAGTGACCGATTGCTTAGAAGGCAATTGCTCTGTCCGGCTGAGCTAACAACGCAGGGTACAGATAATGGACCGCCATCGAGGACTCGAACCCCGCGCAACCAGCTTCGAAGGCTGGCGCTCTATCCTGATGAGCTAATGGCGGTATGTGATGGTGGCCCTTGCTGGATTTGAACCAGCGACCTGGCGATTATGAGTCGCTCGCTCTCACCACTGAGCTAAAGGGCCGGGAGCCGCATAATAACGACGCGTAATTAATTCTTCAATATCATCCGTTTCAAACGATTAAATCCTGAACTTCCCTGACTGTCTGCTCAAAACGTCCGGTCTCCAGTTCAACGCCAATCGCACGACGCCCGAGCGCCAGTGCAGCTTTTACCGTTGAACCTGAGCCCATAAAAAAATCTGCAACCAGGTCACCCGGACGACTGCTCGCGTTGATTATCTGCTGCAGCATTTCTGCCGGTTTTTCGCACGGATGTTTTCCTGGATAGTACTGCACCGGTTTATGCGTCCAGACATCGGTGTACGGAACCTGCGCCGTCACACCGAAATACCGCCGCAAATTTTTATATTCACTCAGCAGTTCCGTGTACTGCCGGTTCAGCTCACTGTATGTGCTGACCAGCTGGTGGTGTGGCTTTTCCAGTTCCCCGCGCTGATGTTTTTCTGCCGCAACACGCGCAAACAACGCCTGCAATTTATTGTAATCACCCTCGTTCGGTAACTGCCACTGACTGGCACCAAACCAGTGCGAAGCCATGTTTTTCTTTCCGGTGGCTTCCGCTATCTGTTTTGACGTTATTCCCAGTGATTTACGCGCATCACGAAAGTAAGAAATCAGCGGGGCCATGACGTGCTGTTTTAGCCCGCGCCCCTGTGCCACATAGCCATCATCTTTCGGGCGATACGGTCCCTGATAATGTTCTGCAAACAGAATGCGCTCTGTTGCCGGAAAATACGCCCGCAGACTTTCCTTATTGCACCCGTTCCAGCGTCCGGACGGCTTCGCCCAGATAATGTGGTTCAGCACATTAAAGCGCTCACGCATCATGATTTCGGTGTCAGATGCCAGGCGATGACCACAGAACAGGTAAAGACTTCCGGCAGGCTTCAGTACCCGCCAGAACTGCGCCAGACACTGGTCCAGCCATTTCAGGTAATCATCGTCGCCCTTCCACTGGTTATCCCAGCCCTCGGGCTTCACTTTAAAGTATGGCGGGTCTGTGACTATCAGATCGACAGAGTTTTCCGGTAAGGTCTGGATAAACTCCAGGCAATCAGCGTTGATTAACTCACAACTGGATATTTTTACAGTATTAATCATAGATCAATAAGCACTTCTCTGATAGGCTCATACCGCTTTTGCGCAAAGCAGATGGGCCTGAGGTTTGCTTGTGACCCCAACGCATGAGCAGATGGCTGGCAGGTGCCGCTAACACCCACCAGCCGCCCATTACCACAAATTAAAAAGCCTTCACTGCGGAAGGCGTCTGTAACAACCGAACTGATAATCTGCCAGACCCGCCATAACAAGCTGAGTCAGTATTAACTGGCAACGTTCGCGTGAAAGGTAAGTATTCTGCGCAATTTCCCCGACGGTCGCCGGTTCGGTGACGCTTAATTCATTAAACACCACTCTGGCGGTTTCGGTCATATCCTGCTGTTTTAGCATGCCTTTTTCCCTTTTCCGGTTAACGTGACATACCAATAACTCTTGTCCAAAAAGCCAGCAAGCTGAAAGACCAGTATTCACAACTACCAGCGCGTTTAATGTTCTGTGCCGTTTTTCAGGCATAAAAAAACCCGCATAAAGCGGGTTCTTTCAGGTGTCCATGTCTGCTATTCGCCTCGCGGTACAGCTTTGCGAAGCGTAGCTGGATTGAAACAGTTTATGGCTAAAAATACAAGCTTTTTTTCTAAAACTGCATAAACCTTACTACCAGCCAAAAATCCTCTTCGTGCAACAACAAACGCCCTCCAGATTCTAAGCGTCAGTAAAAGAAAATGCATCTCGCATCAGTGGATACAGAATAAACTCAGCTATTCTCAGCCACATATCTATACGATTGCGGCATGTTGCATAGCACCACTCAGGGTGAACCTCATTCAACAATTCAGCCATTTTGCGTTTACTCATCCCCCGCCCTTCGTACCTTTGCCGCAGGATATCAATCAATCCAGGATAACGTGCAAGCGCTTTACTTATCACCCCATCAATGCGTAACGCCTCTGCATCAGTACAGTGAGACAACCAGCTCTTCTGTCTGCCAGCGATCATCTCTCGCAAGAATGCTTCCAGCTCTGGTTTATCAATCCCTGACTCCCTGATTCTACGCAGGGCTTCATTGATTGCGGTTTTTGTCAGTTTTTTGGATGCCAGCAACTGATTGAACATATTTCCTGGTTTGCCACCACCTATGTACGACCAACGCCCCCACATCCGTAATTTCCCCTGGATCCAGACGGCTTCCAGCGTTTTTAGACGTAAATGCTCGCCGCTTTTGCCTGTAATTTCCGGATATATCATATTTACGATCACTCACTCTCAATTTTGTAAATCTTCACGCCCAGCCGCCCCCCAGGAACGAGCTGACCGCGCACAATATTGATTTCATCAAACTGCTCGTCGTCTATGAGAAGTCCGGCATGCGTCAGCGCATCCAGTGGTGCTTTCAGGATATTGTCCAGGTCACGACGACGTTTATCCGGTGGCTCTGCAATAATCTTTATCGCCAGCCTTCCGGACAGGTTTAATTTCAGCCGCTGCTGGCGAACAATAAGCGCCACATCCCGGCGATAACGCTCACCGGCTTTTGATACAAAATATGTGCTGCCACGACGTCGCCAGTAAGTGTTCACCGTTGGCGGGTAAGGCAAAACAAATTCTATGCGTTCAGTCATTCATGCTTTCCACTTCAGGACACCCGAATTTCTCGCGTGCATTAAAAAACGAATCAGCAACAACAGCTGGCTGCCGTGTTTTTCTTCAAAATCTTTTACCCCGGCGTGTAGTTCGCTATGGCATTTACGGCACAGCGGAATAACAAACAAATCATCAGCCTTTGTTCCCATCCCTCCCAGTCCATGACCAATGATGTGATGCGGATCATCTGCCTGATTGCCACACGTCATGCATTTCTGCGTTTTTACCCAACGCGTGTATACAGGCATATCTTCCCGTTGTGGTTTCTGGCGCTGGAGATACTGAGCCGGTGACTCCGGATCAACGGCAATGCTGACCACCGTCTTTTCCTGTGGTGGATTCTGTTGCTGGTGGGCGTGAGGCAACGGCGCAATATTTTTTGTGCGCTGCTTCAGTATGCTGATGGCGGTCTGCTCTCCCGGTACGATGTCGCTCTCGCGGTATACTGAGCGGATTTTTTCACTCGGAAGCTTCAGGATTCGACGCGCCATATTTTCGGTCATGGCATCCACTACATCATTTACAGAAGCCCAGCAGCACAATTCAGCCAGCGATAATTCCCGCTCCTGCGTGCCATTCACTGCATGGCGTATGACGTCAATCATCCATGCTGACAGGTTTTGATGAGCAAGTTGCCCGAGTGATTCGGAGGTCTGGTCACGCAGCTGGTTGTCGCAGTGCCAGCACAACACCATCGCGCCGGTACCGTAACGATGTATGACGATTTCACTGTGATGATAGTCACCATGAGGCCACTGGCAGGATTTAACGTGGCGTAACAGCCAGTCAGACAGCGCACCAGCACCGCCAGCAGCACGAATCACCCGCTCATCGCTGAAAAATGGCAGTAGTGATTTATCCTCCGCCAATGGCTGGCGAACGGCAGGAACGACTCCGGACGGCAGACCGCGCATGCTTTTCGGTTCCGGCTCCACCAGTACACGACCGCTGCGGAATACCTGCATGGATTCACGACTAGGCTTAAGGACCACCAGCCCAAGTTCCGGTACCGGAACAGATCGAAGTAATACCCGCACGTTACCTCCAGATCCGTTGCTGGAATGTGCGGGACGGACGCGGTGGGCGTTCGGAATAAGGGAGTCTGACGTAGATTATCCAGAGACGATAATCGAGGCTGAGGGCTTTCCTAAACTCATACCCACGTCTGCGGTAGTTCTGAATCAGCCACTCGACCTGTTCTTCGGTGCAGGGGTCGTGCTGATACCAGTCAGATTTGAATGTGTGAGGATACCGCTCGTGCGTGCAGGCAAGAACGGTCGAATTATTATGATTGTAATATTTTGCGTTGCGTGCCATCGGTTTTCTCCGGTGGCACGGTGTTACTCAGCGGGAGTTCAGCCCCGCGCAAGATTGTAGATGAGTTTATTCTTCTGAAAAAGCAGAAAAGCCAGCTTTTATTCCGATCTCTTTCAATGCCTGTAATGAAGTGGCAAACTCATCGTCGCGCAAGATAAATCCGTCCGTCACCCGAGCATCCACAAAATTAATTAACGCAGCCCCACTCTTTCTTTGCTTCTTTCGCAAACACAGAACGCGGCAATGACTAACAATATTTCCATTTTCAACGCACACAGCATAGAGGCCATCTTCACAAAAAATTTTACGCAGTTCTTCGATGTTCATCATCAGAATCCTTCCGGATAATTAGCTCTCCCCTTCAGGGGGCCATCCCTCTTATCCCTGCGCGCTACTTAAGTGTTTTGGATTCTATATCCGGTGTCTTAAAAAAGTTAAAACGCATTGAAAATAAAACAAAAACCGTCGAAGCGGGTTAAGTGCGGGTGCGTTGAGGATGCCGACACATCAGAGGTGGCGGGAGATTACTCTCCCGCCAGGTCACTCTTACTCTCTAGATTCGTAGTCTACGAAAACAGCAACCTCCATCTGGCCGGTTCGGATTCGTACCTCGCAGAGGTCTTTCCTCGTTACCAGTGCCGTCACTATGACGGTTAAACAGATGACGATCAGGGCGATTAACATCGCCTTTTGCTGCTTCATAGCCTGCTTCTCCTTGCCTTTCGGCACGTAAGAGGCTAACCTACATTTGTGAGACATAGATTGGGCCTCAGATTAATGTTAAGCGTCTTGCAGGACGCGTAATGTTAACTGGGGCTTTTCTCTATCTGCCTTTTGGTGTTCATGCCTGAGACAGATAGCCTCAAGCACCCGCAGTTATTCTACTTAACTAAGATTTCCCCGCAAACCGTTTTTGTCCGGCACAGTAAATATCCAACTAAACCAATGGCGTTCGCTGTATTTACCGCCAGTATTCAATGCACATGACCGCCATGAACACCCCTAAAAAAAGGGCATTTATATGTCCAAACATTAATATCAAAACATCAATTTTTTCCATATACCTTGCTGTGAAGATGATGGGCATACATGATGCGAACAACCAGAACGCAACAAACAAAAACTGCAATGCGTTTTTCATTATTCCCCCTACAATCAATGTGCAATAACATTTAAACACACCTCAATTTGGCCGGACATATAAATATCTAAACCAGAAAAAATCACTTACATAGCGTTACAAACTCTTTAGTCTAAATATTCATCGTAAAACATCCTCCACGCTTATCAGTCCATTTCGTTTCAGGTAATCCATCGCCTTCTCCGGTAATTTGCAGTCCGGCTGAGCTTTTTTCAGTTGACTGACCAGTCGTTTAACCCACATTGTTAATTCGCTAACCTGATTGCCGGATGCTGGTGGATTGTCAGCTTTACCCAGAATGGCAGCGCAGCAGGCCTCTCTGAGCACCCAGTCAACAGCATCCTTCCATGCTCCTGTTTCGACTGGCGGATTCTCACGCTTTACCTGTTCATAAAAGCGCACGGCTTTAACCAGTCCTTCTGATGTCACCGGGACTGGCGAGCCGATGAATAAGGCCTGAATTTCATAGTTCGGCCTGTCGTTACAATCCTCTTTTGTCGGTACATATTTCCAGTCACCAGCCCACGGCTTCCCCTGAAAGTCTGTAACGTCTTTTTTCACGTAGCGATATCGCCATGCAACTGGTTTTGCCTGCCCTGCCGTTTCATGCCCTTCCTGATAATTAATCTCGCTCATTCATCGCCCCACTCATCACAATATGCTTCGACCGGAGTTTTTCCTGCTTCATAATCATCACGCCATGCTTCAGCATCAGCAGCACTGCCACCACGTAACTCTGCATAGTCCATTAACAGTTCATGCCATTCTTCAAAACTGACGTTGTATTTAGTTGAACCAAAATCAGCCATTTTGTTCTTCCTCTTCGTCTTTTATTTCGTGATATGAGTAATTGCAGTAGTTAAAGAAAATATCTTTTGCTTCGTCATGTATTTCATCAGGCGTCGCATCATCATCCACTTCGAATTCATCCTCGAAATCTCCACCGGCTATTCCCGTTTCAATAATTATTTTAAACTTTCGCATTTAACTACCGCCCTTTCGGGCGGCCTCCTGATGTTCTGAGGGTGCAGAAATCCCTCCGGTTAAGGATTAAATTTTTAACAGAGCTAAATTTAATTATTCAGTTCTGGATTTTGTCGCCCTGCGTATCCGCGCTTTCGCGTTACGCTCAATCTGAATTAGCTTTTCTATATTTTTTCGCCTTTCCCGCTCCTCCTGACGCAAGAGCCTTACATCATCTGCCAGTCTGGTTTCTCTTTTCGCCACAGAGAGCATCCAGTCAAATGGCTCCACAACTGCACCGCAGATTTTACAGCGGACCTGACGCTCTTTTTCGTCAACCCGGACAGAGGCGTGATGACAATATGGTCTTTCCGATGGCTCATAAAGAAAATTAACCTGATTACGAGGGTCATCCTCTTTTACCGGAAATAAAACGATATTGCTTAACTCATCCTCTGGTTTTATTTCCATGCTCCTCTCCTTTGATGCGAATGCCAGCGACGCGTAATGCGTGTTCTAGGTCAATCAGGTAAAGCCAACTGCCATTTTCTTTAGGTATCATGACATGTCGCTCATCTGCATTTATCGGGTGTCCATATCGAAGGTCGTAGCGAGTCGGTAATTGAACTTCCCGCGCTTCCAGTTCAGCAATACGCTTGCTCCCATCAGAGATAACGCCTTCGTAATACTCACGCTGCTCGTTGAGTTGTGATTTTGCTTCTTCCAGCCCATCCAGCAAATCAGCGATAATATCCGCTTCCCGATGACGGATGTGACGCTTAAACGCAGCAAGAGCCGCATCACAATCCCGTTCAGCATTTGGGCTGTCCGGGATAGCCTGATACCACGCCAGCGTCGACTGATAGTTTTGTGCTGCCTCACGAAGCGCCTCATAGTTAACCTCTCTCATTGAGCCACCTCCTGATAAATCACCGCATGCCCCAGTTTCTCCGCCAGTGCCAGCTCTGCCTTAGCGCCCGCTGACCGCTGCCAGCCTTTCAGCATGTAAATCGCATCCACACAACGAATCATTGCCATGCAAATATCCATGTAGTGCGGCTGTGTCAGCCCATCCGGAAGCACAGCCGGATTTAAAACGGTATGCCCTTCCCGTTTCAGTTCCTCTTCTGCCTTGTGAAACGCCTCACGGTTGAAATTTTCATACCCCGTCATTGGACCGGCGATATAAACCCTCACCCTCACGCCATCACCTCCTGAAAATTACCCTGATAAAATGCCAGCACACGCTGCATAACCTTGCTTTTCTGGCACTCGAGACAGATTATGTTCTGACGCCTGTCGTAGTGGCGTATCTCTCCATCTGGTAATGAATAAATCAGGCCAGGGTCGCTCTTCTTTTTCGCTGCACCTTTAGACATCTCTTTATGGGCTTTTATCCAGTCTTTACGTACCTGCTCAGAAGGGAATATTCCATGCCCTGAACCATATACAACACCACGGTCTACCAGTTCTTTCGCCAGAACTTCAATCAGATGTCTCGTCGCCCCTGTTTCATTTTCCAGTTGTTTACGCGTTTTCCTACCATCTCTGCGTACCAGTTCCACAATACGCGCCTTTACTTCTTCCCGTTGTTCGGGAGTAAAAACTTTTACCATAAGTCCTCCTGAAATTACTTCACAACCCTCAGGTGTCTGACATTCGAACGCCAGCTCTCCCAGTTAAAATTCACCCAGCGACCACCGTTCATGACCATGCGGTCCATCACACGCTCGCCAAGAAGCGTACTCATCGCTACGTGGTTCAGGTTCGTCAGCATTCCGACACTACGCATCGAAGCAGTTCTGCGGTCGACTATCTGGTTCAGTGTGACCTGCTCGTTGCGCGTATCCCGCTGCATTCCGATTTCATCCAGGACAAGCAGGTCAACATCACACAACCCCTGTAAAAATTTTTCGCCTGAGTTTTTATTGTCGTAGCTGTTGTGTAACGCCAGCATCACATCAGCCACCGTTATCACAATCACGCTGCGACCTTTCGCCAGAAGATGATTGCCAATGGCGGCTGCAAGGTGGTTCTTTCCGGTACCCGGCTTACCGCTGAACACAAAATTCGTGCACCCGGTCATCAGTTCGTCAGCGATGGATTTTGCCTGGCTCAGCGCATGTTTTTGCCCGTCGTTCTGCACCTGATAATTCGCAAACGAGCATTTGCTGTGCAGAGGCTGGATGCCCGAACGATTCAGGATTTTTTCCACCCGCAACTGGCGATTCTGGCGGTTGATCTCCTCGCTACGTTTTCGCCCTTCAGCCAGTTGCCACTCGCGCCACTCATCCACTGTCCGGTACGGCGCGATTACATGCTGCGGGGTCAGCTTACGGATACGCTCAAGAACACCACCTGCCGCGATATTTTTCATGGCCCGTTACCCCCTGAACCCCGGCGGAATTTCGGTATCCGGCTCAGAAATATGATTCACACAACGCTGTACAGACGAACGCCCCAGGCGGATAACCAGTTCATCCCATTTTCCGCGAAGCTTTGACGGACTCATGATATTTTTTACCCAGAATGGATCCCGCTGCGCCCGACCAAACATTTCACAAATTTGTCTGTGAGTTCTGCCATCCAGCATCCGCATTGTGCGCACGTCGTTGGCCCATGCGGTCCAGTTGGGTTCTTTCGGTCGCGAAATCTCGCCATCATCGCTGGCGGCCTGCTCGTAAAGACTCACGATTCGTCCCCAGATCCACTGCGCACACGCCAAATCCTCCTGATTGCCCCACTGGCGTTTTTTTGCACTGAACACAACCGCGTCAGGGTGTCGGGTTAAAAAATCCTGTTCAACCGCCTGCGGGTCCGGTTGCGAAGCTTCCGGACGAGAAGTGTTTTTATTCTCTGTAGTAATCTCTGTTGTATTCTCTGTAAGATCATCAGGCCATTTTGACCCGATGACATTGAGTC